AACGGTAAAGGTCAGGATCGAATCCGTATGCTTGGTTAATTCCTGCTACTGGACAAGAAACTGTTGCTGCAACCTGCTTAGCAACTGAGTTAACCTCAACTGCTGAGAACTTTGGAACAACTGCTTCTAGGGCAGTTACTGCACGAGCATTTGTAAAGTACTTATTTGTTGTACCTTCTGTAAGTTGGTCAGTATTAGAATCTGCTACACCGTTTTCTGCGGTAATAGTAAGTCCTGCACCTGTTCCTGTAATTGTGATATTTGTAAGTGAAGCACCAGTCAAAAGATCTGCTGCTGAAGTCTTAGCACGACCATCTGTAAAGTAAAGGTTTGATCCTTCTTCAATAGCAGTAGTTGACAGTGCATCAATTGCTGTTGTAATTGCTGTGTTACGATTTGTAACTTCAGTTGAAATTGCTGAATCTGTGTATCCATTAGCAGCAGTTTCTGCAGAGTCTGCATATCCTTGCGCTGTTGATAAAGCAGTTGTAATTTCACCATTTGTGTAATCGTTAGCATTTCCTTCTGCAGTAGTTGCGTAACCCTGTGCTGTTGAAAGTGCTGTAGTGATTTCGCCATCTGTATAAGAGTTAGCAGTTGAGACTGCTGATGTTCCTACTCCATCTGCATAAAGTTCTGCTGCAGTTTGTGCATCTGATGCATACCCTGCTGCTGCTTGTAGTGCACCTGAAATTTCTCCATCTACATAACCCTTAGTTGCTGCATCTGCTGAGTTTGTTGGTGTTGCAAGGCTTGTAACCTTATGAGTTCCACCAAAATCAAGATCTCCAGTCATGCTGTCGCCAGCCTTGGCAACCTTTTCTCCTAATGAAGAAGCAATGTCTGTTGCATAGTTTGGATTGTCAGCAATTGCTGCAGCCAACTCATTGAGTGTATCAAGAAGTTCTGGTGCAGAATCTACAAGATCAGAAATTGCTCCATCTACGTATGCCTTAGTTGCTGAATCCTGGTTTGCAGTTGGATCTGCAAGACCTGAAACCTTATATCCACCAGCAGCAAGATCGCTACCAAGTGTCTTGTTAGAAATTGTTTGAGTATCTGTTGTTCCAACAATGTTGCCAGTTACTCCGTGTGCAGAAGTTGCGCTTGTGTGATCATCAAGATTATCTTGAACTGCACCAGCAACTCCATTAGCATAAGTTTCTGCATTGCTTTGAGCGGTTGTTGCATATCCCTGTGCTGTTGAAAGAGCAGTTGTAATTTCTGCATCTGTATATCCATTTGCTGCAGTCTCTGCTGCATCTACATAATTTTCTGTTGCAAGAACATTTGAACCCCACTTAACAGAAGAACCTCCTGCTGGAGTAAGAACGATATGAGAATCAGAATTGATTGTCATTGCTCCTGCGCCAGTGAAGTTAAGTGTATCTCCAATGGTCTTATTTGTTAATGTTTGTGTGTCTGATGTTCCAACTACATTACCAGTTACACCGTGTGCTGATGTATCTGACATGTGATCTGAAAGATCTGATGCTACATACCCTGCTTCTGTTGCTGCAGTTCCTGCTGCATCGTATGCTGCTGATGTTGCATCAAGTGCTCTTTGGTTTGTGAAATACTTGTTAGTTGTGCCCTCACCAAGATCATCTGTATCGTGGTTTGAAATATCTGATACTTGACCAGTTAAATCTGCTGTAATTGTTCCTGCAGCAAAGTTACCTGATGCATCACGCTTTACAACTTTGTTTGCTTCGTTAGCAGATGTGGCTGTTCCGCCGATAAGACCAACGATGTAGTCTTGATCATCTTGCTTCTTTGTAAGAACGTCATAACCGTTAACTGTCGCTGTTGTACCTTCAACAATCAGACCACTCTTAATTTTAAAATCTTTATTTACTGTTGCCATTTTTTATATCTCCTTTTATTATGCCTTAAGTCCCATACGTGCAAAACGTACAGTGACTGGCTTGATCGCAGGATCTGGAGTGACTGTTAAAGCCACGGTATTTCCAGTGCGAGAGACATCAATGGTGCCAATATTCCCATCATTGTCGATAGTGCCGTACTCGCTGACTGATACATTTGTACCGTCAACAAGAATTGTTAATTCAGTTGCATAGAACTTATTGTCCCCTGCAGAGGTCTTTGATATTGAAACAATATACTTGACCATGCGCCATACAGTGGCGTCAAAGTTATCAATTACAGTTACGTTCTCAATACCATTAATTGTATTTTCATTGTTACCTGCTGAACCTAAATCTGTTGTCTGAGCCGACAGGGTGTCAATGAGGTCTTCATAATTTTCTTGAGTAGGTCTATCTCCTGTTTGAAATAGGCTCTTTACTCCTGGAATTGATATTTTAGCCATGTAGTGATTATATCATCCCTTTTAATAATACTATTAGAGAATATAGTTGCTATATCCAATAACTTGAAGTGGAATTGCGGGGGTATTACCCAAACCAATAGCCACAACTTGAATGGCTGTAAACTTAACTCTAAATGGTAGTATTTCAGTTATGACAGTGTCTCTTGTAAAACCATCTACCTGAATTAATGGATAGTCAATAGGAAAAATTCGTTTTGTTTTATTGTTTAGTTCATCTGAGATTATTGCTGTTGCCATTAATCTGTTACATCTTCAAGAATCTTCATGCTACCCTGACAAACTGTCCAAACTCTTGTAGGGTCTGTCAATTGGATATCAAAGATGTCTCCTGTTTGCAAGACATTAGATTCTTCTGCTGTAAGCCAAACTGTAAATTCTCCAACTAGGTCATCTTCATCTGCTCTTGGAGTTAAAGCCATAACTGTTGTGGCATCATCTGTAATAATTCCAGGGGTTGAGTTAGGTCTCTTGATCTTCATTGAGATATCCCATTCTGACCCCTCGCCTTTTAGCACAAGTGGATACTTGGCATCATCTGTTACATAAACCTTAAATCCAGAAGTATCTCCACGAACAACAGTCCAAATAACTGTAGGTGGTTTATTTCCTATATCGTATGATGTTTGAGATCCTCTTAGAGTTGCCATTGTTTTATTATATCACGACAAACCGTCTCTGAGTGCTCCCCAGGTACCGTTTCCTTTTGCTTCTACTATTACAATTCCATTTACTGCCCTAACTGCACATATACCAACTGCTGCAGATCCGTTTGGTGGTCTAACATTTGTTAAACCTCCAGATGCTCCAACATATAAAGTTTGGCCAGCATCAAAACTATTAGTATTAACACCTTCCATAACTCCAGCAACAACAACTACACCGTCAGATCCATTTGCTGTGTTATTTTTTAATAAACCCAATATGGGAGCATTTGTTGATGGCAATGCTTTTGCTATTGTAACTTTTTCATTTACTATTCCATTTGTTGCATAAACTGGAACTCCGTTAGATATTGTTGCACCACTATTGTTATGTACATGAATCTGAAAATATGATACTCCATATGCTGGCAAAATTGCATCAAGCGATTCTGCTAATTTTTTAAGGTCTCCGTGTACGTTTACAGGAGAGTTTTCAAGGGGATACTTAACTCCCGTGGCAGAAAAGTCATATGTAGTCATAATAAAATTATTATACACCCAGATTTGACTTTTGGCTCAAAATTATGTTATACTAGGTAGTAACACCTACCAGGGTGTTATTGTTTTCTAAGGAGGAAACTATGATTAAATTTATCGAAAGAAACAAAGAGATCATTAGCACACTCAGTATCGTGATATTAGTATCAGTTATGTCTAACTCTGCTAATGCCATTTCAGATCTTGATACGAAGAACAATCTTAGCCTGGAACAGGCTCAGACATTGGAAACTGCCTCGAAAGAGGTTTTTTTGGTTTCTAAGGCAAAAAAACTAGAGAGTTTTGAGAACAAGGTTTCTCTGACTGATTTAGAACTAAAGGAACTGCTTTCGCTAGTAGGCTTCAAGGGCAAAGACCTTGTAGTTGCTTGGGCAGTTGCTAAAAAAGAGTCTAATGGGCGACCACTGGCTTTTAATGGCAATCACAAGACTGGTGACTCGTCTTATGGTATGTTCCAAATCAATATGATTGATGACCTTGGTCCTGATCGTAGAGATAAGTTTGACATTAATTCTAATGCCGAACTATTCAATCCCGTCAAGAATGCAGAGATTGCCTACTACATGACAAGTGGTGGAGACGACTGGTCTTCTTGGAAAGGCATTACGCCTAAGACTAGGGAATGGATGAAAAAATTTCCTAAGTAAATTATAAAGACTAAAAGCACCTATGGAAAACTCTGTAGGTGCTTTTTAGTTTCTTAAAATAAGATTAATTGCTGCTCGTGGTGCTTTAAAAGTTTCAACTTCATGTATTAGATTTTTGGGTATAAAAACAAAGTCACCTTCTACAATATGATATTCATTTTCTAAATTTTCTCCTGTACGCCAAATCATTTCACCTTTTACTACCCACTGGAATTGATCTACCTCATCACTATGCTTGCTTCCAACTACCCCTTTATTTTTCATTAAAGAAATAAGACCAAAGTTACCAGCATAAACGTCAGGCCCATACTCAGAAAGGCCCCAATCGGTTATTGGTGCTAATTCAGGAATGGCAGACATATACAAATCGCTTGGGTCAAATAATTGAAATGCAAGTCTAGACCAAAATCTACATTTTAATCTCATGTCTAAGTATTCACTTTCAAAGTTTGAACTAGCAAGATATGACCTATCTGGAAATTTTTCTAAATCTTCGTCTACATATTGAGAAATTATGGGGATTAATGTATCCCATGATGGGCGTTTTGGAAAAACATCTTTAAAAATATGAATTCTATGTTCTTTTATTGCTTGATTTACCAAATTCATATCTATCATTATGTTAACCAACTAACGACTGCATACCTTGTTCCTTCTGTTACTGGAAGAACAGAGTGGTTATAGACATAGTTCGATGGAAAAACAATAAATTCATTTGCTACTGGCTTATATGTTAAGTTAAATCTTGGAAAAGAAATCTCTCCTCCAGTATAGTCATCATTAATATAGTAAACCCAAGACATTCTTCTATGATGATCTTTATGGTCATCAATATGGTTTACAAATTTTTGTCCCTTACCATATTTTAAAATACTATACTCTTCATGAGATATGGTATCCAACTGATGTTCTTTTTTATAATCTGACTCTAAAGGGCCAAAACCAGTTAAAAACATATTTGATAAATTTGAATTAAAAGCATCTTGAAAATTGATAAAATCTTCATTAATGTAATCTTTATAATTTATAGTTATAAGCATCGTGTCTCTATAACTTGTATCTACTTGTATTTTGTCATCTTTTTGTATTGAAGATTGATTCCATGTAAGTCCAGAAGCAACAAGGCCTTCTTCAATATCTTGAACTAAAGTATTATAATTTTCAAGCACGTCAGAGTATATAACTATGCCTGGTGCCAATTGTCTTTTTTTCATTACCATTTTCCTATCGGGCAAGAGGCCATTTTAAGTTTAGTTTTTGCTGCCATAAAACACCCACATTTTTTACATTGAGTTGTTAGTTTAATTAACTCTGGACATACCTTACATGTAGAAAATCTTTCTTTTGCTAACTCTTCTTCTACGTAATTTTCTTTATCTAGTAGGTGCCAAGGTCTTGACTCTCCAAGGCTTTCTTTATATTTTTCCCACGCTGATAATTCTTTGTCCATCAACAATCTCCTTTTTTATTAGTATATCATACTAGGTTAATATACGCAAGAGCCACGACTACAGAAATATGGTGCTAAGCAAGCAGGACGACATGTTCCTGTTGGGGTTACTGGTGTAACGGATGGAGTTACTGCAGGTGTAACTGCTGGGGTTACTGCAGGGGTAACAGGAGCGTAATCTCCTTGACAAATATTTGGACATGCTCCTGGTGTTATACACCAAGTTCCATTTCCATATGTTCCACATGCTCCACCATAACTTACGCAAGTATTACAATCAACAGGGGTAACTGCTGGTGTGACTGCTGGTGTGACTGCAGGTGTGACTGCTGGTGTTACTGCAGGTGTGACAGCAGGGGTAACTGCAGGTGTAACTGCTGGTGTAACGGCTGGTGGACATCCTGGGCATTCTACTGAGTTATAATCTGGACACCCTATTGCTGTTCTACACAATGTATATGTTCCACATCCATCTGAACATGCATATGTTTGTGTTGCTGGTAATCCACTATATCCAACACATGCTGTACAGTCAGGTGCAGGGGTAACTGCTGGTGTGACTGCTGGTGTGACTGCTGGTGTTACTGCAGGTGTGACAGCAGGGGTAACTGCAGGTGTAACTGCTGGGGTTACTGCAGGTGTAACTCCTGCACATGCTGGTGGTCGTGATGGGGTTCCAGGGTATGTAGATGTAGAACAAACTGTATTATAATCTGAACATATTGATCCAGTTGCATCTGTATCAGATTCAAACTGTTCTACTGGAATACCATTGTTATAATATTTTGTTGTACAATACCAAACTGTTGAAGGTGTAACTGCTGGGGTTACTGCAGGGGTGACTGCTGGGGTAACTGCTGGTGTAACTGCTGGGGTAACTGCTGGGGTAACTGCTGGGGTAACTGCTGGTGTGACTGCAGGTGTGACACTGGCTTCAAAACATTCTCCGAGTTGGCTATTCCAGTTTCCACCACAGCCTACACAAGTTTGTTGATTTGAAATAAGTGAAAGATCAGAGCACTGACCACTTGGTGTAACTGCTGGAGTAACTGCAGGTGTTACTGTGCCATTACAACTTTGTGGTGTTGTATAAACTCCGCCTGTTAAATTACTAAATGCTTCAAGTTCACAGAATTGCTGTAGTCCTGTAACTGCTGCACCAGAATTAGCGTATTGTCCTTGTGCTCCAGAACCATCAGAACAGCATCCGTAATACATTGTAGTTCCTGAAGGTGTAACTGCAGGAGTTACAACTGGTGTTACTGGAGAAGAGCATGCTGCTTGCGCTGCTGCAGCAAGTGCTGCTGAAGATGTTGATCTATAAACAATATTTAATCTTGAAGTTAGTGGTCCACTTAAATTATCTGTTGGCATTGTTGTTGCTGTAAATGGACCTGAAACAGATGGAAGATTATTGCTATCATAGTCTCCGCTTTGAACATTACATGTTGATGTTCCAATATAGTATGTAACTCCTGGTCCAGTGCAATTTAAAGAAGTTAAAGATACTGGTCCATCTATTGTACTTCCAGTTAATGCTTGTCCACACTTAGCGTTTAAAGAAGAAGTTGCTGTTGCAGATCCAGAATACTGTCCGCTAACCATTGGACTATCAGTACAGCAAGCATAGTATGTTTGAAGTGTAGGTCCAAAACAATTACCACCAGTTATCAATACTGGTATTGTTTGTGTAGCAGATGCTCCTGTGTAATCATTGTTGGCATAAATAGTTAAAGTTACACTATACTCTGTTCCACAACTTCCTGCACCCATATAGGCATCTCCATCAGTATTCCCAGTTCCTTGATTAGAAGTTCCTTGAGTTGATGCAGGAGACCAAACTACAGTAAAAGAATTTTGATTAGTAGCACTCCAGTTTGCCCACATAGATCTTACTTGAGATACTACTGAGTCAAGTGTTGTTCCCTGTACAACAGAGAATGAATTAATAACTGGTGCGACTACAGGAGTAACTACGGGAGTAACTATAGGAGTAACAACTGCTACTGCATGTGTAAATGTTATTGACTGACTTGCATTTGCTTGAGTTGCACTTGATCTAACTTCAAGAGACACGGTGTAAGATTGTCCTTCTACCATATTTACAAGACTTCCACCCCATCCTCCTGGAGACGAAGTAAAGGCTCCATAATTATATGGTGATGGATAGTTATTTGCATCCCCAGTAAACAATACAACATCTGCATTAGTTTGATTCCAAGAAAGGGTTCCAGTTGTTGTTCCAGTCTTTGTATATGTAAGACCAGAAATTGTTGGCTGTACAACTGGTGTTACTGCAGGTGTTACAGGAGTAACTGCTGGTGTTACAGCAGGAGTAACTGCAGGAGTTACAGCAGGAGTTACAGCAGGAGTAACCGCAGGAGTAACCGCAGGAGTTACAGCAGGAGTAACCGCAGGAGTTACAGCAGGAGTAACAACTGCACCTTCATAAACATCTCCATAAAAAATCCAGGTATCTGTATCAATCTTTAATAGTGTTCCCTTACTGTACTGTCCATCTAAAAATAATTGTGAATTTTTGCTACCAATAATAACTCCAGAGCCTGCAGATATTGTTGTTTTTCCTGTTCCAATTTCAACAATATTATATTGATATCCGATTGGAATGGCAACAGAAGAATTTGAGGGGACAGTCAAAGTCATAGGAGTAGTGGTAGAAAGAAGAATAGTTTTACTAGCATCTGCTAAAGTTAATGTAAAATTTGAGCCTTTAGTAACTATAGATGTTGAGTTTGCAACATAAGATTTTGTAGCAACAGTATCGTCAATATCAAACTGCTCGGTTTGGGTATTCCAATCAATTCCAACACCTGCAAGTAAAGCCTGACCATCTACTACATTTTCAATACCAGTCTGAAGTTGTTTTAAATATCCTGCAATTGATTTTGGATTAATTGCTGCAGCATTTGCTGGAATTACTGCTTGACCTGATTGAGAAATTGATCCATAATGGTATAACCTTAAAGCCTCTTGAATATCAGCAGACTGGTCATATCCAGGAATTAGGGTGGGGTATTGACCATTGCCAGTTTCTGTGTCATCAATATATTCAGCAGCCATTACATATCACCATCTTAGATTATACCACCGTAATTAGGAAATGAACTACGTGAGTTCCGCTAATCCCTGCCCAAGCACTTCCTGAAAACTCAGCAGCATTAATGCCTACTGGTAATATAATGTTTCCTGTTGCTGGCTCAACTGTAATTGGTTTGACTACTATTGAGTGAGCAATTGGTTTTGTTGGATTTGAAAAAGTACATTGAATATTAAACTGTGAAGCAGTTAGCCCACTTATAAGGCTAGTAGGAACTATATTAGAAATTTTAAAATCTATGTTTTCTGTTGCTACTCCATTGGTAAAAGATACATTCTTGTTAGAACTATACTTGTCTACCATAAGTTTACTTATTTCAACCCATGTAAGAACTTCGTTAACTTCCATTAACTGATAAATCATCAAATATTGAGAATCTGTTGTTAATATGTTTATATAAATATCTAATACTTGTACTTTGTCTGGATCTGTTTGATCATCTGGATGCCCATAACCAAAAAGAAAAAGATTACCTCTTTCTCCTTGAGAGCCAAAATCAACTTCAACATTTACATTGGCTGTACCACCAATAACTTTTACATCGTCAGTTGATACAAATACCTCTGTCATACTGCTGTCCATTTAGGATAAAATTTTATATCTGCATTAATTAATGGGATAGTCTGTCCTGCAGTATAGACAGTTCCAGATCCATCTGCAAACTTTGTCCATCCAGCAAATGTAAACCCTATTCTTGCAAGTGTTCCATTGTTTGCAACAACTACATTTTGATTTGGAAGATATCCATTTGTATCTGATGGAATTATGCCACTAGTTGCATTTGTATTGTGGTAAATAACCCTATATGTTGGAATTGCTTTGTTAGGAGTTCCAATATCTTGTGTTACATCATCTGTTACTGAAATATTACCAGTTAAAAGAGTAAAAACCTTATCGTAAGTATTTGGTCCTTGAGCATAAACTTGAATATCATATACATAAGTTTTTGTTGGATCCATAAGTTTTCCATTTTCGGGAGTAATAGCGCATGTAATATATGTGTTATCATTTGAAATTATTGCGCTTGCATTGATCTGTCCTAGATCTATTCCTTCTTGTCCACGATATCTAGCAATTGTAAAAGTAGCATTTCCATAGTCAGTTAAATAAAAAATTGACCCATCAGTCTTTTGAGGGTATACCTTAAATTCATGGGTATCACCCTTGTAGTAGTTTATATTGAGTTCGCCTGGAAATGCCATAGTTTATTATACCACGCTGACGTATATGGATTTCATAATTACCGATGCGTCATAGTCTGTTCTGATTTGAGTAATTGCCCCATTACCCCAGATTTTTTGATTTTCTATAAACACTTGTTGTGTCACAGTAATAGGGTACGTATGCTGATATTTCATAGATCCTATAAACTGAGAAATTTCTAGATTGCTATTTGAAGAATATGTTCTAATCCAGGCTTCTGTATTACTGCTATTAGTTGTTAACTCAAAACTATAAGTTATAAAAACTTGAGCACCTTCTTGAAGTCCTTTAAAATTAAAGGCTCTTGAGTGATCATTCCACAAAGACACGCATCCGTCTGGAATATATTTTTCATTAGAGGATCCTTCTGAAATAATGTAAGTTGTCACCCATCCGTCATCACCTTGAGATATACCAAGTTTAAAAGGTTTTTCTATACTATTATGATAAGAAGCCCAGCCTGCTTGTTGTCCAGACTTAGATAAAGAACTTAACCCATTTTGTCCGCTTTGTCCCTTTTCTCCCCTTTGTCCTTTTTGTCCTTCTGGGCCTTGGGGACCTTGTATTCCATCTTTTCCATCTTTACCTGCTGGTCCTTGTGGTCCTACTGGTCCAGGAACTGGTAAAAATGAAAGAGTATTTTCTTGATATGGAGAAGCCTGACTTTGTTCTACTTGTGCAGCATAACTAGATTTTTTTGCATTTGGAAAGTCCATAGATTTAGAGGCAGCCATAAAGACATTATCTCATGACTATTTGTTTACTTTGAATATTTTGTTTTTAATTCTAATTACTGGTGGTAATTCAGGTCTAGGAGAAGTTACTTTTACTACTGCCATTATAAACTACCTGTAATATCTCCAAGTACAGAGATAGTTCCAATCAGAGGTGTCCAAATTGTTGGCCCAGTCATATTAATATTAGGAACATCAATAGTTACCTGAAGATCAAAAGTTAGTTCCGTTACAACTGGTTTAAATCCAAAACCCCAAAGACCTGTAATAGATGCTGGAGCAAGAATATCAACATACCCTGTTCCACGTGAAACTTCCAGGGAATCAAGAGTATCAGACTGAGGATCATAGGTAGTAGCCTCAAAGGTCCAATCAGAAATATCAAAATATGTTACTTCGTCATCTTCTAAAAATTCAACACGAAGCGGAGAGGTATCTCCTCTAACAATCTGCCATTTAATTCTGGCTGGATCTGCTCCAAATATTTCAGGTGAACAAAGATTCATAGTATCTAGATTATACCATAAAAAAAGACTAGTACTCAGGCTGGTGGGTATGAAAGACAAACCAGAGTACTAGTCAACTTAAAGTATATCATATAGGTACAATTTGGACAGTGATATTTAAAGTTATCAAATTGTTATAATAGGTAATGTCCGTTTTGTAATGCTTTGCCCTAAAGTATCAGGATGTCGGATAGTGTATACTTAAAATATATAAGAAAGAAGAACTATCTTTAAGGTTTGTATTTACAAGATATCTTTATATATAGTATATAGGAAGTTTATTTATTAGTAGAAGCAATGTGCTTAATTAGAATTTGATACATTTCGTCAAGTTTCTTTTCTTGTCTATCTCTAGATTGTATAGAGTCAATTCTCTGATCGTCTAAAGCGGTTTCTAATCTTGAAATTTGATCTTTCATCGATGATCCTGAATTGGGTTTAAGTTCGCTTAGATAATGTCTGACAAGCCACTTGATAGAAAAGGCTATTGATGATACAATTGTAAGTATGGCTACTATAAGGGAAGCCCAGTCTTGGATTGTCATAACTGTATTATTATAAGGGGTATTTTGTAAAAATGAAAACAGCCATTCTCAAAACACTTGAGCATTCTAAGAATTTGATTATATCTCCCGACATGGATGGTTTTATGACCGCAAAATTATTAGAGCGTTTTAACGGTTCGAAAATAGTGGGTTCATATGATAAAAATATTTTATGTCTCGCCGACGGGATCAATGCCGAAGAATGTTTGTTCGTCGATTGCGATATGAATCGAGAAGAGTTTGTTTCACTTGGAAATCATATGCGTTTAATTCGAGACGGTATGTCGAGTAAATCTTTTAATCCAAATGTGCACTTCGACGTGGCAACATATAGCGATAAGTTTCCATACGCAACTGCTTTTTTGATAAGTTTCGCAACAGAGGTTCAAACCTCCGAACAAGACCTTATACGCATGGCTTTCGCTGATTCAACTCTAAAGAACATGGAGAAGTACAGCGATAATATGCGAAATTGGTCTAAACGGATGAATCATTTGGCAGTAAAGTACATAACAGACAATTCGGACATTGCTAGGGATAACGATAGACAAGCAAGGTTTGATTATGTAGACCAAGCATTTGTTTCTAAAAGGTACGGAAAGGAAAGATACCTGGATACCCTTAATAAGGCCCTAGCAGACCAGGAGATGGCTTTTGAGCCACTAGTCCAGGGTATGAAGTATGTCTGCGACAAAGTTGGCAAAGAAACCGTTATAAGGTATAATAGAGATATCATATCTTATGCAGAGATATTTACAGGGGAGTACTCTGTAACTTACGATCAAGAAAAGGAATGGGCATGACAAAAGAAGAAGCAGTAACACTTATGCTAGAAAGCATTAACGCAGATAATCTTGCACTAGGACTTCAGGCTGGATTAGATGAAGCAGAACTAAAAAACCAAATTGAGCAAAGCCAGCCAAGTCTTGGGTTTATGATGTCAAATATTTATGACAAGTTGCAATCAGGTGGCGTAATTGCCTAAGTTTATATACAAGCCAATTCTTGAGAAGATCAAGGAAACATATTTGGAAAATGCTAAAAAGGAATATGAACCTGGTTTTGATATAGAGTCAAATGTAAGGCTTGTCATTGAAGCAGATACTGAGGAATTGGCTGATCTTTCTAGATATGGGTTTGTTGATATCCGTATGTGGGAATTAGCCAGTGAAGGTTAACCTTCTATCCCCCGACATTTATGAGATAGAAGATTTTGTTTCAGTTGATGAACAAACCGCTATCTTAGATTATTGTAAATCTTTAGATGAAGATGAATGGTGGCATGAAGAGCAAAAAGAAACTTTCTTTTATGGAAAGCAGAAATTAGGTCAATTGCCAGAAGTCTTTGATACTATAAATCACAAAGTACAAAACCTTTTTTCCAATGTTTTATATGTTGGCCCAGTTGCCTTGCAAAGATATCTAGATAAAGAGCCTATGCAAGTTCATAGAGATTATTGGATCAAAGACATCGAGTATTACATTCGTTATGGGATTGTTATATATTATAATGAAGACTACTTAGGTGGAGAAATTGAATACCCCGAACTTGGCATAATTCATAAACCAAAAGCCAGATCATTAGTTCTTCATGGTGGGAATGTTTTACATGGACCAAAAAAGGTTATTGGAGAAAATACTAGGTACTTTTCTACAGCCTTTGTTAGAGGTTCTTTAGAAAACCCTGTAGTTTTAAATCAAGATATATTTGGTGATATTGAGCAACACGATGGATCTAATTATCCTTAACCGCTATGTCTTATAAATAATGCTATGTCATGTGCTGCGTCATGATATTTACCGTGAAATTTTAACTCTATCTGTCTTGCAAGTTCAAGTCTAACCTTTTGCTCGATTTGAAATAGCAAAACCGCTTGTCTTTGTTCTGGTGTTAGTTCTTCTGGAGTGTTACTCATTTTTGCAACTACAATCGCTGCAACAGGTTTCTGAAAATAATTTTACAGCCAAAGATGTTTCTTCTCTGCCCATGTTATCTATTACCTTCATAGATTTAGATTCGAATTGAAATTCGTTATCCCAGGCATTTTCAAGATTGTCTAGGATACCCATTTTATTCTTCTACTGGTTCTGATTTATGGATACTTACGCAAGTGCATCCAAGGCAGCATTGCTCTGGATTGCCTGCTTCTGTTGATTCGCTCATATATAAATTATAGCACATATCTGAAAAATTTTCTAAAGCCCAAATAGCCTAAAATCTGAATATTTTATCCAGATGTATGATACAGGATTAAAAAAATAATAAACAAAAAAGATAGTGAGCACATAGGCGCCCCAAAAATTCTACACTTTGTCTATGTTTATTTATTTTATTTAAAAGAAGGTACCAACAATTTTTATTTAACTGCTGGTACCTATCTAATAAATACTAGGGGTGGGGTCTAACTCGTTTTACTAAGTATAGGTACAACCTTGCGATCAACCCAAGCCTTCATCTTTTCTGTGTCTTTTGCTTGCTTGAGGTCAATGCTAGTAATACCTAAATCTCTAACTACCTTGCTAGTTTCTAACACTATAGTCTTAGCAAATGCAACACCTAAAAGTTTTAGACCTAAAGGTATAGCAACAACTGCTCCTATCGTTAGTAGTAGCATCATGATAGCCATAAAAATAAGTGAGTACTGTACTACATGTGCAAACCAAGTGAATGGTGATGTAATGAAATCAAACATGTGTCTCCTAGTCTGATGTAGTGAGTGATGATGATGATACTTGAGAAAGATACTCTTCACGTACCTTTTGCATAGCCCTATCTATCTGTGCATAGGCATTAGCACACTTATAGCAATAGGCTTCTGTAGTAATGCCTAACATAAAGGCATCAGTACCACTATAGACCAATTCTGTTGAGTCACAGTTAATTACTTGACATGTATTTGTATTCATTTATTTATCTCTTTTCTGTTGTGCATAAGCAGGGGTTGATTGTTATTGTGTTACCCTCTTGGATAACTGTTGCTAAAGTGTCGCACTCATTGCATATGTATATGTAATCTAATTCGTCCATAATGTTACCCATTTTAGTTAGCCCCGAAAATAAAGCATAGTGCTACGGCTATACCTACACCTATAAAAGCACCTATAGGGGCATAGTCTGCATTGTCATCTAGCCAATCTTGTATGTATGTAAAAGGGTTCATAATTACTTACCTACCTTCTTGTTACCAAATAGGGACATATATCGTTTAACAATATATTGAGCCTTATCAACAGGGTACTTATTGTTAAGGATTTGGCATTGACGAATTGTTAATGCGTATTTAGGTGCAGGTGCGTAACCTGCTGCCTCTAATCCGAAATCTTTTGCAATATCATTGCGTATTTCGTTATAGTAATTTAATGTAGTCATTGTATGACCACCTTTCTTTTTAATGCGTTAGCAATTTGCTAACTTTTTGCTGACCTAGGTTATTTGCTTATCTTGTTAGATAAGGCTCACTAGGATTTGTATTTAATTGTTATAGTAGTAATACTAGCAGACATTCCCCTAAAAGTCAAGCCCTATAGGGGGTGTTTCTGTGTGATTTAGGTCACTTATTTGCTATGCTCATCGAACAGATGTTCGCTTATTTGATAGGCTCATTGACCTTATTTATCTCTATTTAATTTTTCTTATACTAGTATAATAACATAGTTAGTCTTAAAAGTCAAGTCCTAGCACGGCGTGTCGTGTGTGATATGCATCACAAGGCCCCGCCCCTATATACCCTATATGTGTATAGATCACCCTATATACAGGCACCCCCTATACATACCCCCCTATATACACCCCCCCCATATGGAGCGCCCTGTGTGGTGTACATCACATGTGTTCTACATCACAATGTCTATAATGTCCGTTTTATACCCCCCTAAATGTCAGACCCCCCTGCTATACTTACAGTATAAAGAAAGTTGAGAAAGGTTCTCAAACTTAGAAAGGACAATAAAATGTCAAATAGTATTTTCGGTCAAGGTTTCGCTACAGTTAGCGATTACCCAACAGGTTTAATGAATACCTGTCAGTGTGGTCAGGTTGTTTTAGCACCTGCTACAATTCACGAAATGTGTACACCAGAGGGTGATAAGTATGGTACAAAATGCTACCACCCTCGTTGTGGTCGTTCACTTCCAAATAGAAAGGATGTCAAATAATGACTTCACTAATAACAGTGTGTAAAGAACACACACCAAATAAAATTGGTATTTCAGAATACCAAGATACACAATTCACTTTTTGTGAAAATTGTGAAAATAACATTGAGCGTTGGTATGACGATACTGACCCTGAGCGTTTACCTATGTGGACAGATTGGAAAGTTTCTAAATGAGTTTTTATCAAACCTTTTTTGAAAGTGGTAACGCACTATTCTGGTTCTCTATGATCTGTTTAATCAGTGGATTTTATTTATTCGTAAAAGAATAAATTTAATTCCCCTAAAAAATGGAGCGCCCCCTGTGGATAACTTGTGGATAACTTATGTGAGGTTTATCACAAAAATAGTTTTGCGACACGCCCGAAATACAGGTCAAAATGTCAGTACCCCGTGCTATACTTACTAGTATAAAGATTGAACAATAAGTAAATCTCTTAAAGAAAGGAAAACAAAATGTTTTCACTAACCTATAAGGTAGAGCATAACTCTAACCCTAACTATCCTCTATCAAGAGAGTTTAGTACTACGACTCTAGTAGTACCTAGCGAAGTCTACGCTAACGAATACCTAGACTTAGTATCTCTAAGAGGTACTATCCTAGAAGTTTCTCTAACAGAGTTAGAAAACTACACACCTAGCAATCGTCAGGTGTACGCTACTAACAGAAGTTGGGAGTAATACTAATGAAAGATTTTGTAGAAAAATTAGAATTAGAAACCTACTGGGAAAGTCCAGCATTAGGAATTCACCCTGATTTAGCAAAAATGCTAGATGAGGCAATAAAGAAAGGTAGTTACTCTAAATGAAATTAGATGAATACAAACAAATGGTAGAGGCTCAACGCCTTGCCTCATTAGGTAAAGGCTTAGAAGCCCTAATGAAATCAAAAGCAATTCAAGAAAAAATGAAAGAGGAAAATAAATGAGTACCTATGTACCAATTAAATCAGTATGTGGTGCGACAAGCACTAGCATAGACATCTATGACTTAGAGTTAAACCCTCACGGAGTTATCTGTTGCGATAACTGTAAGTCAATTCTTTTATGCCGTAAGGCTTGGGATTTTTTATACAAGAAAGGTAAGTAAATGAAAACACTTAAAGAAAAATTAGATGAAAGCGCAAAAGCGTTAGAGCCAATTCTTTGGGAACTACTAGATGAGATTGAGGAGAATAAATAAATGAAGAAAAATGTTTTAATCAGTTTTATAACTGAAGCAGATACAGATCTTCAAGCAGTTTTTAATTTAAATAAAGTTTTTGCTAAACTTAGTGAAAACGAATTAGAAAAATTTAATGCGTTTGAAGTTTTACCTGTTGAATAAATAAAACCAAGATCGCAGAATAAACTCTGCGATTTTTGGGCGCCCCGTGTGATGAGAATCACATTCAAAATGTCCGATTTGTGCGTGTCTAAACTTGACTTTTGGGGCTTGGCCTGCTATACTTCTAGTATAAGAAAAATTAAATAAGGACAAATTGGCTAATGAGCCTAAGCAAATAAGTGTGATACAAATCACAATGAGCCTTAGCAAATAAGTAGCCAAAATGTCAGCCCCTAATGGTAAGATAGTCTTATCACTAAAACGAAAGGAAGTCTAAAAATGACTTACACTGTAAAACTAGAAACCTTTAATGGTTCTGTAAAAAAAATCAGCCTGCCCTCTAAAGGTGCTGTTGCTCAATTCATCTCAACTTATCCAACTCAATTACCTGTTGGCGTATCTGTAAAAATCGCTTGCGATACTCTTGGAATTAGTGGCACACTTCGTGGCACTTCAACACTTACCCTCTCAAACTAAGAATAGGAAATAAATAAATGGTAAAAGTAGAACACTCTCTAAAGTTTGTAACCGAGTTTGATGAAACTCATCCAGTAGGCAAGCAAGCCTTATCAATACCTCACTCAGATTTAATTGAAATGCTTGAAGGTATGCTAAAGGACCTTCTTGTTCCAGCACTTGTTCCAGTAATTGAGGACATAAATAAAAATGGCTCTTATGCAATTCTTAAGGTGGCTAAATAATGGGATACATTGAATTCGCTCGCATTGACAATAATGGAGTGGAGTGGGTAGGCTTAGAGTCTGCCACTCCCTCAGAATTACTAGATTTTGAAATTGCTCTATTTCAGGAAGGTGCTATCTAATGATGACACGAAAAGACTATGTCGCTACTGCTGAAATTCTTAGCAACTATTTTGCTACCTCTGTTTTTGATGAGCAAGGAGAAATGCTATTCGCTGATTTAGTAGATGAATTTTCTCTAATGTTTGAAACAGATAACCCAAGATTTGACGCAACCAAGTTTGCTATTGCTTGCTATAAAGAATTGGAGATGTCTAAATGAAATTAGATAATGGAACACTAATCGCAATTATAATTGCTTTAACTGGATCTCTTGGAATGATGATTGCTTTTTGGCAACGCAACATCCAATTAGAAAAAGAAATTCGCAGACTACAAGTTGCTTTGCGAACTGAACGACTTCTAAAATAAAATAAAAATCCTGAGCAAGATTTAAAACTGCTCCCAATTTTTTGGGCGCCCCGTTCGGGCGTGTCGCCACGCTGTGAGATTTATCACATAGGCTGAGCGTCTTAATATTTGAGATTACTGGCTAGTAGGTTGATATTTTATGTCTAATAGGCTAGACTTACAGAGTAAGAAAATAAATAAAAGAAAGTCTATTTGCTTACGGCGTGTCTAACCGAAAATGTCAGCCACCCGTGATAAGATAGAATTATCAACAAAAAGAAAGAGGTTGGCAAATGTCAGCAAATGTCTATACAATAGAACACCTACTCGTAGGAACACCTTATCGTTCACGCACTTTAACAGGCGAAATAATCTCAGCAGAGATACACCCTAAAGCAGTTTGGTATCAAGGTTGCGAGAGTTATCTTGTAGAGGTAAGACCTAGTAATTTCGGTAAAATAGTTTGCCGTACAGTAGCAGTAAAGGTAGAAAATTAAAATGGGAGTAATGAAAGAATTACACTTAGAAATAACTACTTGCGAACTATGCTATGGAACAGGGTGGCTACACTTTGGAAATAGTTTAGACTATGATACAGAGTCTTGCGATTGTAACCCCCACCAATTATTTATCACTAAGGAGAATTACTAATGAATGAATACTTATACTCAGTAACTAGCACTAACGATAGTGCCACTAGCCCTAATTGGGTTGGACGCTATTCTAATGCCCTTGACGCAGTAAATGTCTTTAATAGTTTTATTGACTATGGTGACGCTAAAGAATACAGGGTAGTTAATTTATCTGAACCTTCAGGTAAGTTACACACAAAAACTTTCTACACAACAGGAATGGTGGTAACACGATAATGGCACTATATGAATTTACTACTTTCATAACTATCGAAGCAGACAGCGAAGAAGATGCCGTCCGTTGGTTCGACTATAAAACAGAAGATTTAGAAACATATGTCGCAGATATAGAGGAGAAAATATAATGGGATCAGTAACAGCAATTGGATTAGCAGATAGCGTCCTAGACTTAGAAACACAATTAGCCTATCACTTACAGGGTAATCACTATCCACCTGTCCCACTATCTATGGTTAAGCCTTGTATTGACGCTATTGACGCTTACTATGATGAGGACTACAATAGATTTATTGCTATGCCTGAAGGCGTATTCTATAAGGGTATGAGCCACGCACCTGCCCACGCTATCGTAGACCAGCACCACCTATCTTGGTTTATTGACCCAGTAGATGACTATGAGGATGAGGACTAATGATGACTTTAGCCCCCATAGATAAATGCCCTTGCGTTAAGCACGATTGTAAGAATCAAGATGATTACACAAAAATGGAAGACACTTGCGAAGAGTGTTTTATGGATTGCGTAGAAATAGATGAGGATAACGAATAATGAGCAAAACCTATAAATTAACTATGACTCACGAGTTTTATATTGAAACTAATGACATTGAGGAAGTGGTACGCAATTACCAATTCCCTGATTTTTCTGATTGCGAGTCTATTGTAGGCGAGCCAGAATACCTAATGGGTGGCAACGAATGGGCAGAGATGTCGCAAGAAGAACTGGAGATTCTAAATGTCTGATACAATAACTGAGATGAAACTTATACACGCTGATAATTTACAGCCAGATCAATTAATGCTTGGTGATTTAATCAAGATAGGGGATGACATTGTTGAAATTCTTTTTATTGAAAGTGATTCCACTGGCGATAACTATGATGTACAAACAGAAAATGAGTTTGGTGAAAGAGAAGTAGTACAGTATAGTTACACTGATTCAATTCCGTTGTATGTTTTTATTGATGACGATGATTAATAAATAAATTCCCTGAAAAAATGGGGCGCCCCGTTCGGGCGTGTCTGTTGATAACCTGTGGATAACTTGTGGATACTCACCAGTAACCTATATAAAATATCTTTAAGAAGATCATTTTTATTTCCCCGAATTTTGAACGGGCAAAAATTTTTTTGTGATTTTAATCACACGATTCAGATTTGACATTTTTATCAGATGTGTGTTAGTATTGCTATATGAAGAAAACAAATGAGGAATTACGCAGGCTTATGGAACTACGCCGTAGCAACGCTGCCTCTGCCGTGCCTTCAAAGAAAGCCTACAACCGTAGGAAATGTCAGTCTGAACTGCTACAATTAAAGAAATACAAAGGAGACCCTCTATGACCTACGAAAACGATGAAATACTAGATGAGTATTACTCAACTGTATGCCCTACCTGTAAAGAAAACTCTGTAGATGAGTATGAAGATAAGTGTACTCATTGCTTGCTAGAAGAAATGTCATATACATATAATGAAGACATTGCTCTAGAAATGAGTCTCGGACTTGACTACTAATACACTTAAACTAAAACGCTCTAATGATAGAAAGGTGGCTAACCTTGTCACAAAAAATGGAAAGCAAGCAGCAATCGCAAATACATTCGGCTTACCTGCTGGAAAGGCTTTCTCGTGCCCTGGTGCCACTAGTGTTTGTGAAAGCGTATGCTACGCAGGAAAACTCGAAAAACTCTTCAAGGGTGTAAAGGCTAACCTATTACACAATTGGTCCCTGCTTAAGGACGCCGATCAATTAACTATGGAGACATTGTTAACTGATATGATTAATGACTTCAAGGTAGACTGTGTCAAGAAAGACGCACCTATGCTATTCCGTATTCACTGGGACGGAGATTTCTTTAATGATACTTATACCAACGCCTGGAAGAATGTCATTCTTAATAATCCTGAGATTCAATTCTGGGTCTATACTCGTGTAAAGGCTGCTGCCCTTATACTTAAGGATGTATCTAATCTATCACTGTATTTTTCTGCTGATAGTGAGAATGTAAAGGTTGCCGTTGATCTTAAAATTAACAGTGGCGTCCGTATGGCATACCTTGCTAAAAATTTTGCTATAGGTCAAGCCGATGTAAAAGAAATGATTGGCCGTCCTGCTGCTAAGTGTCCTGAAAATAATAAACAAATTCCACTTATTAGCACTGCTGGCTCGGCTTGCGTTTCTTGCTCATTGTGTGTATACTCTAAGAGTGATATCATTTTCTCTGCGAGTAAAAAATAAATGAGCCCGTGGTTCTATATTGCAATGTTATTAATTGTAATCATTTCTTTATTAGGAGGGAGTGGACACGGGCACCCTTAGCCCCCTTGAAAATCGGGGCGCCCCACGACCAGTCATTTGTCAAGTTACGACACGCTATAAAGATGTGAGGTTTATCACAAAGTAATGTCCGTTTTATCCTATTTATAATTTGTATTTCTGGTATTTTTCTGTTATTATTATACTATGAAGCAAACAAGCGACACAATCCACAATGTGAGATTTTTCTGGCATAATTTGTATTTGTCAGTAGAAAATGTTATACTTGGATTATCAACTACAAAAAGGAGAAACAAAATGACAGTAGCAACAGCAACATACAAGGTCGGAGACCTCTACACTTCACAGAAGTCAAAGGTTACAGGAACAATCTTGGAAATCGCACCTAACAAATCAGGAGACGCAGTTCGTGTTAAGTTAGATGTAAATGGAAATACACGCTGGACAACTTGGACAGCAAAGTAATCTAATTACTTATTCCTGAGCAAGAATTAAAAAGGCTCACCTAGCAGTAAAATGTCAGACCCCCACGCTATAATAGAAACTAACCCATAACAAAGAAAAGAGAAAACCCAATGGCTAGAGCAAAAGCAATAAATGTAAAAATCCCAACAGTACGAGTAATCGCAGGACTAGAGGAAGCACTTGCTACCCTAGAAGCAGACTACGCAACACAAGAAGCAAAAGAAGCAAAGTATCAAGAACAACACAAGGCTTGGAAAGAGGAAATTGGTAAGTGGGCTATTGCTAACTTCTCAAAGTCTGAAAACCTACGCACCTCCTATCGTTCTTGGAATAATCAACTCAATGTTGATTTCGACATTGTAGTAAAAGAAGGCGACTTCCCAACAGAACCTGAAAAGGATTTCGAGGTTATTCACTCTAGCACTTATCGTGAGTCAAAGAAAGAAATCACAAACGCAATTCGTATTCTAAAGATGACAGATGAGGAAACAGTTTCCACATCAACATACAACGCAATCGCACAGTATCTATAATTAGATAATGAAATCACCTGAGTAAGTGTATAAACTGCTCACACAATTAAATAATTGGAGTGGGTTTCAAATTAACCTGGGTGCCTGCTCCTTTACTTCGCCAGGCTGATTAGGGCGATAATAGAAATACTATAGAGCAAGGGTCCTGCAGCCCTAAAGAAGCAGACATCCTGAGCAGGATCCAAAAAGGCTCACCCGCAAGGGTCCTTGACATTTGTCAGTGGCCAGTAGTATAATTAAATTAACCAACAACAGAAAGAGGCCCCCAATGGACCAAATCGTAGTAAATGCAACAGAAGACTTTCTTCGTGATTCACTTGCAAAAGCAACATTGCGAGTAACAGAATTAGAAGAGCACATCCAAAAGGTAACACAACGCTCTTACGGTGAGGCTGCAGAGCGTAATCGTATGCGTAATGAAATGCAAGAGTGGACCTTGGAAGCAATCGATTGTGGCACACTGAATGAATCAGAAGGTCAAGAGATTGCAGATATTTGTGGATTTGAACTTTCAAAAGAATTTGAAGTTGAAGTTACAGTTATGTACTCAATTACAGTGAATGCACGAAATGAAGAAGAAGCACAAAATGCAATTCACGATATTGATTTTGATACTGTTGACTATAATTCAGATTCAATTCAATATTTGTCGTCTTCAATTGACAGAGTGGATATTTAGTAGGGGGCTACTAATAAACCTGAGCATGTTTATAAACTGCTCACTTTTAATTCCCTCAAAATTTTAGGGCGCCCCGTCAAGTCGACACGCCGATAATTGACTGTGATCTTGCTCACAATGTCCAGATTGTCCTATGATTGCTTATACGATTTGACTTATGTCAGCCCATACTGGTATACTTGAAATATCAACAACAGAAAGAAGGAAATATCGTGGCTCACGATTTAGAAACACAAAACGGAAAGACCTCATTCGCATCATTCAGAGAACCTGCTTGGCACGGATTAGGAACTGTATTCACAGAAGAAAAAACAACAACAGAAATGTTATCTGCTGCTAATCTTAATGGGTGGAATGTTCGCCTAGAAGATTTAGAAACACCATCACACCTAACAAGCGACAAGGCATACCAATATGTTTTGCGTACTAACCCAACAGACAATTCACAGACCGACATTCTTGGTGTCGTAGGTGAGCGTTATGTTCCACTACAAAATGAAGATTTATTTTCATTCGGTGACCATATTCTAGATGGTGGTGGTCGTTGGGAAACGGCTGGCTCAATCAAGGGTGGTCGTGTTGTATTTGGTGCGTTAGCATTAGAGCGTGAAACAATTCTTGACCCTAGTGGTGTTGCTGATAAGGTAAAAACTTATTTGCTCATCAACACATCACACGATGGTTCGATTGCTATTCAAGCAAGCATCACACCTGTTCGTGTTGTGTGTGCTAATACTCTCAATCTTGCTCTTGGTTCAATCAAGAAAAAGAATGGTATTAAACAATCTTTCAAGATTCGTCATACGCAGACAGCATCAGGTAAGGTTGCTATTGCTCGTGAAACTCTTGGAATGGCTAATAAGTATATGGACGAATTTGATATTATGGCTAAGGCTATGATTGAAAAAGAAATCACTGCTGCTGATTTTAATAAAATCATTCTTGCTGCTTATCCTAAGCCAGAAAAAGATTCTAAGGGTGCTTTCAAGAAATGGGAAAATAAAGTTGATACCATTAACGACATCTATACAGGCGAATACAATGGAATGATTGCTAATACTGCTTGGGGTGCTTTCAATGGTTTAACTGAACGCCTTGACTGGTATCGTTCTGCTCGTGGTGGAAATAATGAATCCATTCTCGCATCAGCATCTGGATTTGACCCTGCTATTAACGCAGAGAAAAATCGTTTGCTAAAAGTTGTACAAAATGTAATGTCGCTGACATAACAAAAAAATCCTGAGCAAGATTTAAAACTGCTCGAAAGGTTCCATAGATCAATTGGTTAGATCGCTACCCTGTCACGGTAGAGGCTACGGGTTCAAGTCCCGTTGGAATCGCAACACATAAAAATTTGGGCGCCCCCTGTGATCTGGGTCACATTGTATTTATAATAATATAACTTTACGATACAATAATATTTTCCCCAGAATTTCTTTACGATAGAAAAAATTTTTCCCCAAACCTTGCATTTGTCAGACCCCTACGCTATAATTAATCTATGACCTTAAATACAATAGACGACCTAATAAACGAAATATATGAAAGTAACTTCTCTCACCTTGAGTTTGAGGAAAATATGGGTGGAGAGGCTTGCGACTGCCATATCCACACCACTCTTAATACTATCGCACATTACGCAGGGATAGAGGTAGGCTAATGACACTAGATGATGTATTAGATAAGATTGAGGCTATTATAGATAGTACACACTCTGTTGTATCCCCTTTAAAAATTGAGCACTGTAAGTATTGCACTACTTGGTTAACTCTTACAGAAATGGTGGCATAATGTTAGGATACGAAGCATCTGACTTAGACAATATGATTGACGCCATTCAGACTGTACTAAAAACCATTGATACAGAAACCTACCTACAACTACACACAAACCTATGGAAAGCACAAGACTTCCTCCAGGGCTTATGGGCAGAAGGGTACTTTGACTAATGGATACCTTCACCTGTACCCGTTGTAATGAGGAATTAGATAAAGACTCAGAGCACTGTGAGTTCTACGATACTGTCTGCAATTACTGCTGTGACTGTGGCTGTAGTCAGGTGTGAGGAAGATCACATCCCTGTGGCTTGATAATGTCAGCCTAAGTTGCTATAATTAATATATGACACAAACTACAGAAGACACAACCCTATACGCAGATTACTACTCTTGCGACCTTGCTATCTCTATTACAAATATCAAGGCTAAGAATAGACACCACGCAGAAGCCGTTATGCAAACCTTTATAGACGAGATTGCTAAGGTAATGGATGACGAACTTAGTTGGGATGACGCTCAATGGGATATAGAGGAAAATGTATTCCTACCTGAACTAGGGGTTTGGGAGACACGATGAACCTAAACACACTACAAGAATATATAAAGATATACATCATATCCCTTAAACAGGATATTGAAAACGAGGACGGTGCTGATAGTATTGTTCCTTACCTTGAAGGTTGCATAGACGCTTGTCAACATATCTTGAAGGTTATTGATGAGCGATAAATACCCATTCATTCCTGACCACCTGACTAAAGCCCTAGAAGATGTATCTATCCCACTAATAGATCTAATGCACGGCCACCTTAAAGTAGAAATGCTAGAGGTTGAAGAGGCAATGAAAGATAACCCTGATAGATTCCTACAGGGATATATTGAGGCCTTGACAAATATGTACTGTATGACCTATAATTTATCTATAGAAAGAAAACACATAGAGGAGACCCTAGTATGACCCCACAAGAAATGTTAGAGCAGTTGATTGATAAGGCTAGTCTAGACTTCCTAGAGATAGCCAAGGAAGAAGAAGATGGAGACTATTCAGACGCAATGCTATCTATGGAACGCACTGAGGCTGATGGATATCTACAAGGGCTGCAAGTAGCCTACCAACTCGTATATAACAAAGAGTATATCTCACCTTCAGCATTGGATGAAGAAGTTGAATAACTTTATTGAGATGGACTTTGATGAGTGGTGTGAGACCTACAAGCCAATCGTTAATCATATAGATAATAATGCTTCCTTTGACAATGGTTATGGTGGCATTATGTTTGAGACATATGGTGATGAGGTTGAGTTTGTTAAGTCTCAGTCCCCTGACAAAATATGGATGTATGGAGATGGTGACGACGGTGGGTCCTATGTCTGGAATGGCTGGGGATTTGTAAATAGATTAGGATACTTCATCACTGAAGTGCCTTGCCCTCCTAATACTGATATTCAGATACGAGTTAGTTATAACTGGTTCTACTGTGAAGGCTGCAGTGCTGAGTTTGAGGACCCTGATAATACTATCAGAGATGCCTTTGATGAGCACGATTTGTATAAATGCCCACAATGTGCTACACTTGAAGAAATGGCCCTAGTAGGATTGGATACAAAATGAAAGAAACTTACACCTGCCCAAGGTGTTTAATTAAATACGGAGATAGAAGCGAAGAAGATAACCTATGGTTTCTTAAAAATGCTGGCTATATAAATATTGGCTGCTGCGTAGAATGTGAAACACCTGAAGAAGGTGTAATCATTACCAAGATTTGGGAAGATTATTGTGACTCAACAGGAATTGGAGTAAAGAAATGAATGAATATACAGTAGAACTTATTCACGAGCCAAGTGGTGCCCATATGAACTTTGTTATGTTTAGTGATTTAAAAGAAGATGAAGTTCAACTGTCCAAGGAAATTTGGGCAGATATGTCAGTTGTTGTTTTAGACTATGTCGAGGGAGAAGAATAATGGGAGCACGGATCCACTATGTATTCAAGGATGTTGAAGACGAAGCCTCTGTAGTACTATATAGCCACTGGGGTGAGACGGAATGGCAACGGGACCTAGCAATGGCCCTGCAGCACTCAAAACCTAGGTGGAGCGACAACGCTTACTTTAACCGTATGATGATTAGTTATTTAATGCAAGATTCTATCTTGGATGAAACAGGGTTTGGAATCTATGCAATTGCAGGTAGCAACTTTGACCTAGGAGATACTACTGTGATTATCGATGTGTCTAAAGAGACTATCATTGATGATAATGGAAATGTTGTTGCTTGGCTAGATTTTATTAATGCATATGCCCCAAAGGTTTTGGTTGAGCAGATCTAAGGAATGGGTCCCTTAGATTAACAGGGTGGAACGCAGGTTTTCGTAGGCTTGCGTTCCCCCTACTTTTTTGGTACAATAGAGATGAGGAGAAAACTATGGCTTATTCAGTCAGACGAACGGCAAGTCACAATAAAGAAACAAGACTGGCAGAACAAATAGGAAAACTCCTGACCCAAGATTTTGCGGTAGATTTAGAAAGAGTAGGCTATTACATAGTAAGAAACCTACCACTAATAAATTACCACAGATTTGAAGTTTTGAGTTTGACAGCAATGGAAGAGTATGATAAACTTATGTTAGAGATGAAAGGACCCGTAAATGGAATTCGCAGATAAAACAGGAATACTAGGACAACTATGGATTGACTTCCGAGAGGATGAGAACTTTAGTGCCTTTATGGATTACAATGACATTGGTGTACCAATGGCATACTATGTAGCAGAAGGCTTGGTTAGTGGTTTGACACCATTGGGCGAACAGTATGTTGAAGAAAGTATTGATATGATGTTCAAACTATTGGAGATTACAGAAGATGAGATTGATGGTTTGGAAGAGATTAACCTTACAACGGTTTTGGAATTTGCTTACGCAAAGAAAAATCCTGGGGAAGCAATAGAATAAATCCCGTCAAGGGCCCCTAGGGGGCGCCCATTCAGACATATCGGACATATAGTGCAAAACCTTCTATAGATATAGATTACGATCAAACCTTATTTTTCCCAGAATAAGATTACGAAGGACAATTTCTTTTCCCCGTACCAAACCTTATACCATACAAACCTTTATATGTCAAACCTTTATATCAGGTGTATAATAATACTATGAGTAGAGACCATTTTGCACAGATGTATAAGAACAAATCTCATAGACATGATGAGCCTCATGACTCTATAGGGTTTGATAAAGCCGTTGGTGCTCTATGTGGTATGTTGTATAGTGTTGTTACTTTAAAGGCTTTCTTTCCATCCCGCGCAATTACGGCGGAACATATTTCTGAAAATAAGATTACGATGGAGCAAAATTCTTCCCCGTACCAGGCGATTTTGCCAGGGGATCAAGATGATACCCACAATCCCCTATAGTAAATAGACCATAACAAACCACTATAAATTATTTTCTGATTTCTAAAACTTTTCCAAACCTTTATATATTTTTATGAAGGTTTTCTTTATTTTCTGAGCAAATTCGGACAAATTTTATATGAGGTTTTGCACAGTAAATGGGCTTGACAAACCTTGTTTCAAGGTGTATAATGCCCAAACCTGTATACAATGGTTTGACAATATGATTCATATGTGGTATAAGGGGGATATAAGGTTTGGGGATATGGGGTTTGGCCCGTCAAAGATTACGATGGCTTCTTATAAATGCTCTATTCTCCACTATCCTCCACATCACTCCACTATTAGAATGTCTAAATATATAATCAGTAAGATTAATCTGTGGATAAACCTGTGGATAACTTTCTGATATACTTATAATATGACAGAACAAATCGAAGAAAAGATCCCAGGATATAAGCAAATTCCTCCTGATTGGTGTGATGATTGTACTGTTCAAGACAGTGTTTGTACAATATGTGGCTGTAGCCATAACTGCTAAACCTGTGGATAACTAGTAAGCAAAGATCTGAAGCGAGATACGCAATTTGTTATTATGAGAGATAGTTGTATAGTGTTTTTCATTATTATCGTTATAGACCAAGGTGCCTTGTTCTGGGATTAAGACCTTCCAATCCTGATCATCTTTGCCTAAATAGTTAAGTGTGCCACCATCTTGTATTGACCACTTCTCATTAAGGTAGGCAGTAAAAACCTTCCTATCCGTTCCATCTTCGTGTATTGGTATATATGATCCTGGAAGCCATACATAAACCATAGTACTTAGATAGTCTGTCTCATCGACCAAGCCTAAGACCATAATCTCTTCTTTTAACTTTAAAGTAATCTCTTCAGGTGGGAAGTATATGATAACTGGTTTGCTGTCTTTAGTAATAGAATCATCCCAAGAAATGCTAGTCATTGTTTTAACTGGATTAGGAAATCCCAATGGATGTGTAGATTGTCCATATATATAGGTTTCTGCCCATCCATAGATTTCTTCGCATAACTCTGGGCTTATAGCATTTGGAAAAATCTTCATATAAAAAGTATATCATATCTCTGGTATACTAGACCTATGACAACACAATTCGAAACAGCCCCTATTAAATGCGACAAATGCTATTATCTATTGGTCATCGATCCAGCAAAACCTGATGAACCATTTTGTCCAACCTGTGGATAACTCTGATATAATAATTCAGTGAACAAGTTCGAATCATCCTATACCAAGTTCATGGGCTATAGAGTAGCCTGTACTCAATGCGATCAACTATATATCAAACCTAATGACGAACCTTTTGTATGCCTTACCTGTCTATCAGATACCTAGTGTATTACTACTAGGGATTATGACTACTTCTCTATATCCCCCGCAAATTTAAGTTCAAAATCTTTATCCTTAGTAAGCCACATAGGGATCGTATATCTATTTTCACCAATGTGAGATACCTCGTGTAGCATTTCATCTCCTCTTGATAGGAATATGATTAGATCACAGGCTTCTGGTTTAAAGGATAGGTTGAGAGTTGGAAACTCTAGATCTCCACCATCTTTAACAGTATTTAGGTAAAGGACAGCACTATAAAAAAATTGTAGATTTTCTCCATCATCTGTATCAAGGTGGGGTGATACCCAATCTCCTGGCAAATGCTTAACAAACCAAAAACAGTTTAAAAATATAGTGTCAGTATCGTTAAAATGTTTTGAGAGGGCATCCTTTGTATCTTTTACAATCCTAACTGATAGATCAGTAATATCACCCAAACCATGAATGGTGCGTTCAGACTTACCAGCCTTAGATGAAATATCCAAACCAAATAACTTTTTAAACCATAACTTATCCATATTCGTTGAAAATGATAGGTGGTTTTTTTCTATGTAATCAACTAAGGTGTTAGCCTCTTCTACTGATATGAAGTTCTTTATAACTTTTACTGGTTCCATATTATCATTATACCATTACGAAGATCTCTTTATTTTCCCCGTCAAAAATAGGTTAACTAGATAGGAAGATTGTTCTTTCATTCCATGCATAATTCCAAAATCACTGTGAATATAAAAAAATAAGAAATATTTATTACCTGTCAAAACCTTTTTGGCTGTGTGTAATTCATCTGTTGAAAAGAATATAATGCTTCCAGCAGTAGGAGATATGGTCTTATCTAGGTGATTAAAATATAGTTCTCCACCCGTATAGTCATCATTTAAATATACTAAGGCTGTCCAATCAAATGTGTGATTTTTATCATCTTTATTCCTATCAAGGTGGGGGTGAAGTTCTTTACCAGCATCATACTTTTTTATGGTGTAGTTTCTACTTATCCAATCTAACTTTTTAATTCCCGTTTTTTCATGCCAAACTTCTAAACTATCAAGTAAGGGTTCATGGATCATATTTAAAATATCATAGGCTTTAGATCGAGATTCATTCTTATCTTTATTAGCCTGTACTCTAGGCCAAAATATGTTTCCTTTATTTAAAGAAAAGTCCCAGTCTATTTCTTTAATTGAACCTTGTTTTGCATCTTGACTATTCAGCCAATCAGACCAATCAGGTATGGTGCTGCTTATATTATTTGTGTCTTCTATAGCCTCAATAAATTCTTTATGCTTTGGGAAAGCATCCTCTATGTAAATTATTCCATTACCTAATTCGTTTATTTTCATGTACAATAGTATATCATTATCTGGGGCATACCCAGGGAAATAACCCACATTGCCCTTTTAGGGCATACTTAGGTGTATGGACCTCTATTTTGCGCCGAACTTTAAAACATATACCAAGTATAATGATAATATGATACCCAAAATAATTTTTCAAACTCATGAATACGGGTACGAAGAGTTGCCATATTGGTTTAAACAAACATCTATGTCCTGGCGGAACTTAAACCCAGGATGGGAATATATATATCACGATGTAGCCCAAAGATCAAAGTATGTAAAAGATAACAGCCCAGAACTTTATAAGATATATAGCGACGTAATGAAACCACACCAGGCAGATATCTGGAGATACCTTATTGTAAAAAATATGGGTGGTGTATATGCGGATATGGATTCTTTTTGTATGAAACCAATGGATTATATATTGGATGGCTTACCAAACCACATTGATCTAGTATCTACGGCAATAGAGAAAAGAAACCATACCAACAATGCAAACTTTGCAGCAGTAAAAGATTCAGTTATTCTTACCGAGTGTATAGATACTATAATAGAAGCCAATAAGACTTTTATAAACAGGCCAAACCAAGAAATAATACATCAATGTTTTTCAGATGGTGTACAAAATAATATAGATATGGTATCTAAAAATATGATAGCCTATCATGGCTCATCGTTTAAAACAAAGTTTGATCAAGACATCTTAGAAATAGACTATTATGGGCAAAATATGACATATCTAGAGTTTTTGTCTAATCACAATATGGTATAATAAATATATGAAAGAATCTAAATGCTTTTTTTGTGATAAGCCTTCTACTCATTATGACGTAGTTGTAGATCGTGATGGCTATATAGTTGCAGATGTTTGTTTTAATCATTACTCTGTTGCTCTTATTTCCTAAGACTTGACATACCGTGCCAATTTTGCTATACTTGGATTATGCACATATTCAAAGTATCTTTACTAGATTACGCTACGGCATTTGATCTTGACATATTTGCCTCAACTGAAAAAGAAGCCAGAGCAATGGCACAAGCAGAAGAACCTAATATGAACATTACGAAGGTGGTTTGTCTAACCACTATTGAGTCAATATGACCAACGAAGAGATAGCAGAGTTACTAAACAAAGAGTCCTATCGTGTCTGGGACACTACTAAGGTTATTAAGAACCAAGACTACCACGATGGACTAGTTAAGGGACTTAAGATGGCTGCTCAGTATGTGGCGAAACTATGATTACTAACATGGAAATACCAGACCCATTTACTGCCTTTCGCATAGCCAAATATGCTAAACAAAAGTTTGGTGCCAGATATGATTTCTTTTCTGGTGAATGGGATATTAACTGTGGGGCTTGTGGAGAACTTATTAATGCCAATACCCAAAAACTTTTGACAAAGATTAGACTATACCATACAAGAAATGAGTGTCTAAATGGCTGGTGATTGTGCTCACACTTGGTATATGCGTGAAGAAGGTATTCAGTGCACAAAGTGTTTAGTTATTTGGGATAAGAGTATGGATGTTAAATAAAATTAATATTTAAAACTATTCTTTCTTCTGCATGATTAGGAGAGGCAGAGGAATGATATGTCAAACCATCAAACATTATTGCTGATCCAGCCTTTGGAGAAATTGATCTGTTAACCGTAAGTACTGGGTCTTGATCAGATGAGTGCTTTTGATGAAAGATTATTGTATCCCCATCTGAGTCATTTACATAGTATAGTAAAACCATATGTGGTTTGGTCATATCTACATGGGGTGGGTGTATATGATCTTGTTTATCTGTTTTATTTAAGATGTTTGCTTTAATTCTTAAGGTTTCTTTTACCTCTATCCCGTGTTTTTTAGCAAAAGTTTGTAAAATATTGTTACCAATATCATGTATTTCTGACAACCTTGTTTTATTAAATGAACCTGCATGAGAATGTTGTTCGTCTTCTGATATTGTTATATTGTTATCTTTTATCTTTGGATATTGAAGAATACCACTTGTGTTTTCAAGGGTATGCCAAATAATATTTTTATTATTTTTTGTTACTGCTTGGCCTGCTTCAAGAATCTGATCTAAACTTAAAAAGTTATCATCATAGATAAACAATTTTATCCTTTAAGAGTTCCAGTTCCAAGTCATGTCATAATAACTATAAGCATGTTCTCCAATAAGATTAAAAGTACTAATAAAGTTAGTAAATGAACCGTCTAAGTCAATAATCGTGGTACTTGCTCTCATAACATTAAAAGTCTGACCATTCATGGCTTCATTTGGATTTAAAAGTCCAGTAACTGTTATTGCGTACGGAGTGCTTTCTGTCATATAGTCTGTTAAGTATGGAGGAAAACCATAATTAAAGAACATTGTGTTAGCGCTAAATTGTGCGTCATAGCCAGCATCATTAAGGTTAACTGTGCATATGCTTAAGGTTCTGGAAAATGTTGCTCCAGAATTGCCCATAATGTTTCCTGAGCCTGTTATTGTTCCTGCTCCGAATATTCCTCTTGGTGCTACCATAGTTATAACCTCCTAGATTACAGGTTAATTATATCATCTGTTTTGACATTCAGGCGTGATAGGTGTATACTTAGTGTATGAAGAAAAAAAATGAATGCTCGTCATGTGGTCTATCACATAAAGATCCTATCTTTTGGAACACTCATCAAACTATGAGCGATGGGCATATATGGTGTACCAATGCCAAAAGAACCTAAGATAACTCAAATGGATTGGCGTAGCCTGGGCTATTGGCCAGTATATAAAAACGGGAAGAAAGTATGGGTACCTAAAGATGACACGGATAACAAAAATAGAGAAGACTAAAATATGGCCACTAAGAGTCATAGGTAACTTCTGTGGTGGGTTTGCTGGCAATCATTTGTTTAAGGCTTTAATGTTGGAAGAAGAGTTGGATGTTGACTTAGGCTTTCGCCATAAATACCATGCAAAAATGTGGGTAATCCTTAACAAACCCTACAAATGGTGGGGAACATACTATCAACTTGATATAGATCAAATGAAAAAAGACTTAGAAGGCTCAGGGTGGGATGACCTTGACGAGTTTGGTAAAGCATATTGGGATAAAGATGAGTAGAATCCTTATCTGTCCCGTTTGCAAAAAGGAATGGGATTTACGCTGGGGAATTATGGCTAATGAGTCTATGTCTAGACATATGAAAGATTGTACCAAGTAAAGTTATGGTATCATAAGGTCATGGAAAAAATATATTTAGATGAAGATAAACAACTTTGGGTCATAGAAGACTTTCTTACAAAAGAAGAGTTAGATTGGTTTAAAACACAAACTAATGACCCATCTGGTTGGTATCCAACAATGAGGTCTCCTTATAATAATATATTAAATAAATTTTTAGATGTTATTCCTAAATATGATGAGCAAGGTCAGATAGAATTCCCTAATGAAACTTCAGAGAGCATTGATCTTCCAGTGTTTACAAAGCCAGGGGGAGTATGGGAAAGACTTGAATCTGTACTTCCAAAAGGATACCGTAGACATGCAACACTTCAAACATTTAAGTATGTAACAGATGAAGAAATTAAGGGTAGTATTAGCCAAGATCTTTTAGATGAATACAGAATTAAGGCAGAAGATGTTGAGTTTGCAATGCAATGGCATCAAGATCCAGGTGTTGAACAAAACATACTTATTTCTTTTAGTCTTTATTTAAACGATGATTTTGAGGGTGGGGAATTAGAGTTTAGTGATCTTCCAATTAAGATAAAACCAAAGGCTGGTATGCTTGCTGCTATTCCTAGTGGAGAAAAATATAGACACAGAGTTAATAAAGTTCTTGGACCAAACTCAAGACATACTTTATATGGAAACTCATACGTAAACCCAGAAATAGTTATTGCAAGTACAAAAGATGATTGCTAAAACTATTAAATAACTGTTTGACAATTAACCATTATGAGTGTATACTTATTATATGAGTATAGATGAGATGGCACTAAGAGAAGAAATTGCAAGGGAAATTGAAGCCCTTCCTATTGAAACATCAGTAACAAATGCACTAGGTATGCGTCTTGCTGCTGCACACATAGCAAGAGGAAAAGATAATTATATGACTAATCTTTTTGAAAGGCAGGTAGATTTCGAATGATCAATATATTATTGTTAATTCCAGCATTCATTTTAGGTTATGTTGCATGTTATATAGCGATGACTTATCATGTTAATCAAGACTAGCCCAAGGCAGTTGGCGTACATCTTTGACGTAGATGGAACTCTGGCCAATGTAGATCCTTACCTTCACTATGTTCGTGGCTCTAATAGGGACTACGATGCTTTTCATGAGGCTTCTGTGGATGCCCTGCCAAATTTTGAAGTAGTGCAGATGCTTAATGAAGCGTTCTTTGATCAGATGCATGTTCTTATTGTTACATCTCGAAAAGAAAAATATCGTGGACTGACCTCTTATTGGCTTGCTAAAAATGATATTAGTCATCATGCATTATATATGCGTAAAGACGATGATAATAGACCAGACTATGAAGTTAAGAAAGATATCTTGCTTAGTATTAAGAAACATTGGAATGTTTTTCACGCAGTAGATGATAACCCCAATGTAATTAAATTATGGGAAGAGCACGGAATTCCTACTACCAAGATTGGAACCTGGGATGGGGATAAGTCTTGACTTACAACGAAGAGAATGGTATGATTAGTCTATGAGCAAACGAATTAAGAAGATCTATAAATGCAATGAGTGTGAAACTATGATTACGATTGTAACTAAGGTTCAC